CTAAGGCAAGGCGATTATGGCCGGATTGATTTGACAGTCAAAAGAATTAACAAGAAGCTGGAACTTTTATATGGCTGGATGATGCAAATGGCTAAAGTTTATTATACCGAAGATCATTATGCAAAAATGTTAGGTAAAGAAGGAGCGATTGAATACTTAAAATTTAGTTCAGATGATATTGAAGATGGACAGGAGATCAGAATTAAGAGCGAAATGACCGTGGATAAAGCCCAAGAGAAAGAAGCGATGACCGCCAGAATGCAAGCTGGACTGCTTGACCCGTTAAGCTACTTTGAAGCAATGGACGAATCGAAACCTAAAGAAAAAGCTAGGAAAGTAATACTCTACACGCTAGACCCGAAACTTTATTTATCGGAATATCTGGTAGATGCTAACACTCCGGGCGCTGATAGAGATCCAGCTATGAAAGCTGAACAGGAAAATCAGGCAATGGATAATGGCGAAGTCGTACCGCCATTTGCTCAAGCCACGCCCGATCATGTGCAGATACACGCCAAGAGAATGCAATCAGATACTTTCGCAGGCGTAGCGGACGAAATCAAAATGAATTATATGCAACATGTTCAAGCGGAAGTAGATATTTTGAAGCAAGGACAGGCACAAATGGGCGGACAGCCACAACAACCAATGCAACCTCAAGAGCAGCCTATGCCGATGCAACCAATGCAGGAGCAACCAATGATGTAATTTTATTAAATTCAGTTCTTTAAAAAATGCAATAATTGCTCCTTAGTATTATTCTTCTTTCCATAAATTGAATGAAAATTTTTATGGCAAGTTTTACATAAAGTAATGCCATTATCTATAGCAAAACGCAATTCGGGAAAATCAGAAAAATTATGGATATGATGAGCGTTAAGGTTGCCTCCGGTATTATCATTACATTTTTGGCAAGTAAAATTTTCTTTGCAAAATATTGATTGTCTCCATAAACGAATTTCCATACTATTTCTTATTTTGACAATCTTAGGAGTAATTCCACCTTTCCAAAAATGACAATTCTTTTCACTTCTAAACTTGCGATTAAAATTAGAAATACTTTTACCACCACTTTCTGACATCTTGTGCCCCATTGCATTTTTATTCTTTAAAAGCCCGATTCTGATTTTTTCTCTTGTTTCCGATGAATTAATAAAACCGTTCTTTTCTTTCATTTCCAGTCTTGCATTTTTCATTCTTTCTTTAGAGATATCTGAATGTTTATACCACTTACGAGATTTTATTATTTTTTTAATAGTTTCATCCGAATGTTTATATCCTTTATTAAATTCAGTTTTTGGGTGATTTCCTTTTTTAAAAATATTTCCAGCATAACTGCCGTCTTTCTTATAACCACTTGGCATATAATTATTAATTAAAAGCCCCCACTAAGCTGGCAAGCCGTGGGGACATAAAAATAAAAAAGACTTGCCAGCAATGTAAGTATAATTCATTTTTGTTTGGTTGTAAAGCCAAACTGACACAAAAGTCACTAAAATGTAAATCGTCACTAAAGACGCTAAAATGTAAAATATATGGAAAACGAAACCATTGACGAAAAAGTTATTCCTGAGGAACAACAGGAGTCTGAGCCGTCGGCAGACAAACAAATCTCTGAAAATGATTTTTCAGAAAAAGGTTCAATTCCAATCGCGCGCTTCAAGGAAGTTATTGAAGAGAAAAACTCTTACAAGAACGACTTGGAGCGAATGAGAGAGGATATTGAATTACTAAAGGCGGCCAAAGAACCCGAACCTGAGCCAACCACTTACCAAGAAGTCGAAGAGCGCGCTGTTAAAAAGGCGATGACTCAATTCGAACAAAGGCAAGCTAAGGCACAGGCTCAAGAAAGAGCGCAGGAACGAGCGATTGAATCGAAATTTGACCAGTTAAAAGCTATCGGACAAGATGTCACGCCTGAAATACGGAAGGCTATCTTATCCGAAATAGTCAAGACCGGCAATAATGATGTAGTGGCTCACTTCCTGGAGGTCAAAAAATCTCTTGATAAAACTTCCAAAGATGAAACAAGAAAAAAGGAAGGCTTTATCCCTCCTTCTCATAAAGGTTCCGGAGCCTCAACCGGTTATTCATACAAAGAGATCAAGAATAAGTCTATGGATCAGATTTTGGATGAAGCCGGATAATTAACTTAATTTTACAATATGCGCACTATCGGAACACAAACACAGCAAATGACTATGGAGAAAGTCGCCGCCAAAGTGACGGATGGCATTCTTGATGGTTCATTGATCACATCTCTTATTTTTAGCAACGCTAAACCTTGGAGATTTGGTAAGAAATATATTCACACTTTTAAAACAGCAAAATCCACAGCACAGGGCTGGTACACCGGAATGGGTAATTTCAACACCACCGAGCAAACCGGCGAAGTTCAAGGCGAATGGACACCAAGCTCTATGTATGGCTCAGTAACAATGCCAGGACTCGAACTTTCAGTTAATAAGAGCTTACCGATAATCAATCAAGAAGCCTACAAAATGGAATCAGCCGGACAGGATTTGCTTGATACGGTTGGCGACGCTTTCTTCGGTTCAGGCACAGGTAGCGCTTGCGACGGGCTCGATAACATTATCGATGATGGCACAGTAGCGGCTACTTATGCCGGCTTAACCAGAGCTTCTTATCCGGTCTTGAACTCAACAGTCACCAGTTCAGTCGGTTCATTGACTCTTGATGATTTGGGTTCAGCTATTGATTCGGCGACCATCGGTTCTCATCAGCCGGATTTGATCATCACTACTAAGACTATCTGGCGCGCGATTGAAGATTTGCTCTTTCCTTCCATTACCGCCACTTATGGCGCAGCTGGTTCTTCCAGAGGCAAAGTAAGCAGGCTAGGCGATGTGGGAGCCGGACAGACTTTGACAGGCATTGCCGGATATACAGCGATCTATTACCGCGGCATTCCTATCGTGGTAGACGACAAATGCTCGAGCGGAGACATCTGGTTCTTGAATCGAGATTTCATTTTCTGGTCAGGACTTCCGCACTATAAATACGGAATGGTCAATCTTGGCGGCGGAATTTTGGAAGGCGTTGATGATAAAGTTCCAACAAATCACGGTATAGCTTGGACAGGGTTCAAGGAACCGATCAATCAGGACGGAGTAACGGGGCAGTTTTTGATGTACGGACAAATGATTTGCACCAGCCCAAGACATCAAGGAAAGTTGGAATCGGTAACTGCGTAAATTTAAAATCGAATATGAGAAATGAAAAAGGACAATTCATAAAAGGAAGTTCTGATACAGGTTTTCAAAAAGGACACGGACGATTTCGTGATAAAGAAAGTTACGAAAAAGCTGGAAAGAAGCTAAGCATTTCTAATTTAGGAAGAAAACCTACCATGTTAGGCAAAAAACATTCCGAGGCGACAAAAGAAAAAATGAGACTTTCTAAACTAGGAGATAGAAATCCTGCTAAAAGACCGGAAGTCAGAGAAAAGATAAGAAAAACTTTATTGGGGACTAGAACAGGAAAGGATAATCACATGTGGAAAGGCGGTTATTCTATAAAAGCATATTCGATAGACTGGACAGCAACCTTGCGAATGAGTATTAGAGAGCGGGATAAATATGTTTGTAAAATATGTGGAGATAAACAAGGTGATTATACTTTTGATGTTCATCACATAGATTACGATAAGAAAAATTGCAACCCTATTAACCTAATAACTCTTTGTAAAAGTTGCCACAGTAAAACAAACGCGAGAAGAAAATATTGGAAACAATATTTTCAAAACTTAATTTTCTAACAATTTATTATCAGAGGATGACGAAATAGTATCGTATGATACGGGCTACCTAAACAGTAGAGATTCCTCTGGTAATAATTACTTTATGAGTTTAAAAAACATAAAACGATATATTCAGGCGGTTAGGCAAAACAACGGCGTTCTTGACACCGACCAGATACAGATTGAAACAAGAGCCGCCGTGCCGACCGATGATGATTTGGCTAATGGCCGAATCGTGTATATCACAGGCACAGGCTTCAGGGCTTATGCTGAAGGCGCATGGTTCACCATTCCAACCTCGACCACAGGCGGTTCAGGTTCGTCTTGGGACACTTTGTATTCCGCCGATAAGAGCTTGACCATTGATGGAGCTTCATTGACATTCGCGGGTATTCACGCCACGAATGACGCAATTACAATC